TTTCCATTCACCGTATGAGCCTCGTAAAAACCAATACAGTGTAATCAGCTTGGTAATAATATCTTTACCGCTCGCCGCCATCACCCTTAGCTGCTTAAGCGCTTGGAGTAAGGTCATAGGTCAACCCTCTGCGCAGGAGAAAACCAGTCGAAGGCAAAAGCAGATAACGCCATGTACATTTTATTAGCCTTGGTATTCTTTCTGATAGAGTCCATCATGTAGCACCACTGCATTTCACCAAGACCATACAGGCGATTGTGCCTGTCATTGCTCTCTGTAACACAGTCATGTAACTGTGCAAAGAACTCCGCCTGCCCATCACTATCAAGATTCCAAAACGACTCAGCTAAAATCTTGGGCGTAATCTCAATCACTTGCTTAACTTCGATAGTTGATATTTGCTCAATCTTGCTCATACCACCACCCCATGCGCCTCAAAAGCCTCTCTAAACGTAGTAGCACCATGCTTAACACTACCAATACTCACGTAACACACGCCGCCTGTTTTCCACATTTTGATCATTAGTATTGCTCCGCTTCGTATCTGGTAATAAAAAAGTGAATCCCGTTTGTGCATTCCTGCGTGATAGTGCCATCGAATTTATCTGGATAAACTAAATCACCAGCCTTGTATTCATATTTAAATGTTTCGTCATGGTCTGACCACCCGCTTACATCCTCAGGCATTTGTACAAATTCAGCGCGGCATTTACGTCCAGCAGTACCGCCGACACGTTTGGCGTTTTCAGGTATTAAAACCTTGATTACTTTTTTGCCTTCTTTTGTGCATATTTTCTTAAAGCCAACGAAGGAGCCTTCTTCTGGCACAATCATTGTTCTAGCCACTGATTCGCTATTTTCAGCGCCGTACAGATCAGCGCCGGACAGATTAGCGCGGGACAGATTAGCGCCGTACAGATTAGCGCCGGACAGATCAGCGCCGTACAGATTAGCGCCGGACAGATTAGCGCCGTACAGATCAGCGCGGGACTTAATCGCCGCTTCCAGCGTCAATTTGATACTGTTATTCTCGCACTCAAAAGCGAATAAAACATTAGCCGAATATCTACATTTAATCTCAATTTTCATATCTCTCTCCTGCCTGTAGGGGGGGGGTTATTGTGTTATTACCAAGCTAAATCTTTTTTGCTTTCGTCAATATCAATAACGACAGGTCCATTGCGCATATCGCCAGTCATTTTTCCATGCAGCTCTGCTTTATCTTGCGCAGAAAGGTTTCGCCATTTTGATATTGATACTTCGCCAAACAATAGGCCGATAGGATCAGGGCCCTGCATTGATCCCCATGAAACTCGATGATCGCGGCACCACTGCTCTGCTTTTCTGAAAGCTTCAAAAGCCGTTGTGCCTGTAAATTCGATTCTCATCTTACCCATCCTTCCCCGCAGGGAGTGTTAGTTAAAGGTTGACGTCCTTGTCGGTGAAGTCTTAAGCTGCTAATTTTGCCGCTTTAATTTGGTATGGAATTTGCGCCCTTACTGATTTGCGCTTGCCGTATTTTTTGGTTACTGAGCCGAAACAATCAGCCGACCAAATCCAGTTATGAAAATATGTAACTTTATCGTCGAAGCCTTCGTGTTTTGTACGCTCGCACACAAACGTAAAAGGAACGCCATCTATTACTTTTTTAATCTGTCTAGTGTTAATCATTCTCTTCACCTTTATCCTTATCGCCTAAGCAGGTGCTGTCGGTCGATGTGGTTACTTTACTCTTTCCATCCTTGGAATGAATAAGGGATTTCCACACTGTATAAACAATCAGGCTTTAGGCTTTTTAATCTTGGCTGTCATGGCTTTGGGCTTATCCGTTGCAATATGGCTGTTAGGCTTGCATTCTGAAACGCATTTATGAAAGTTGACATCATCCGGCATCTTATCGTCAACCGCCGCCCTAGCCTCTGCTAGCTGCTTTTCGATAAAATCACGCTTAGGCTTTGACAAATGGATGCATCCATCATCAAGCCACTTCCGCTCCTCCCACTTGCACCAGACTAGAATACATAAGCCGATAAGAATAAGTGTTAATAAGATTGTTAGTGCCATGTTTCCTCCTAAAATGGAATCGAATCTGTTGAATCATCCCACGCGGTATCTAATGGGGCTGGCTTTTCAATCACGGCCTTAACCTTAGCTACCCCTTGGGCGTGTACAGCGTCTTTGGATTGAAAGCTGATAGACGTAAACTCCTTGCCATTACTGGAGGTTTTAGACCACGCGCTAATCCAATACTCTTTGCCGTCAATCTTAGCCGAGCCTTTGAAATTAGGGTGGGTGTCTTTTTCCCGCTTATCGTTAATGAATAAACTGCCAGTGTTATCTTTGATTTCGTATGCCATATTAACCTCGTTGTTTAATAAAATTTAAAGCCAGTTGATACTCTTCTTCAAGTTCAGAATTAAACTTGATAACCTCTTGCGCTATTTCCCCACAATGTTCGTAATCCATTGGAATCCTAACGCAGGAAAATTGAAGCTCGGTGGGCATTCTATCGTCAAAAGATACAAAGTCACACCAAGCCCTATTTGTACACATCATTTGAACCTGCATCTGAATAATGTACTTCCCATCCGGCTTTTGAGTCTTGATAAAATCCCAATGGTTAGCTGTGTTAGGGCATTTAATCTCAATCAATCCAGAGTCACCCACAAGCCCGTCAGGACTAGCTGCGAAGTTAGGAATACTAGGATGGCTTATCAACCCGCACTCTGTCACAGGCTCTTTTACAAGCTCATAGAATGCCCTTGCTTTAGGCTCTAATTCCGTCCCCCTTTGCATAGCGGGGCTAGACCATGACTCCTCAACCTTTCCCGTTAGTTTATGGCATAGTAGTTCCATCATGTAATTCTGACGGCTGGTTGAATACCCGCTTTTTGTCTTTGCGAGAATATCCACTACCCGTGAAGCTGTGACCTTGCCCATTCTGGCTTTTAACCATTCAGGGTTTGTAGTTCCATCGGGTAGCTTTTGTGGAATGTTATTTAGCATCGCGCTTTTTCTCTAAAAGAGTTTTGGCTTGTGAGAATTTACCGGCGGGTAATTCAGCTAAAGACTTAACGCCGAAAGCCGTACAGAATTTAACCGTTTCTGTTTTAGTTTCAAGGATTAATTCTGCCAGAATGTCAAACTGCTCTTGGTTAATAAAATCAGTCGGGGCTGGTGCTTTCTCTCTGTTATCCATTGAATCCGCGTCTTTGGTATCGTCAATAGCAAACAATCCGTTTAGAGCGTATTTTCTAGCATAGGATGATGCCGCTCCCGTAATCTGTGACCCGTCCATGCCTTTTTTTGTCTCCTCTTCACGGGCAAAAGCTGAAGTGTTATATATCTCTTTGCCGTCGGTTAGGGTAGCAGTAGCCTTTACATAATAACGCTCACCAATCAAAACTAGGTCATCATTTAAAACAACAGTAAAGCCTTCTGGCAATACCAGCTTCACAGCTTCCAAAATATCGGAACAGTTGCGATAGTTATACTTTCCAAACTCGTTACGGTTCTCTTTGCCTACTTTTAGTTTTTTCTGAATATCGCTTAATACACTCATTTTTTCACCTCTACCATTGGCTTTAATTCATACGCTATTCCATTAAATACCGTAGTTACTTTTCCGTTCATTGCGTTATTTACCTTGACACAATCCTGCTTATTTTTAATACACCACATAAAGCCGATTGTAAGACCCATTAAAAAGGTTAGAGCCATCATAGAGTTTTTCATAATTCACCTATTTAACTAAACTTGCTGCGTATTCGACAAGGAAAAGCTTTGGGGCTATCCAGATTTTAAGCCATGTCAAATTGATTAATCCTATAGCGCAAATAAAAAGCACTATTACTGCGATGCCTCCAAAAATTGCCGTTAGTGGGTGCAGCTCTCCTTTATCCCACCATACTAAATTTCCGGATGAAAATGACTCTGGCTGTGGGTAGCTTTTTACAAATCTCCAAAATAAATAAATTGCCAGAAAGCAAAGAAGCCCAACTAAGCAGCTAATAATACTATCAACCGCCCTCCACAATAATAACTGCTGAATAACATCCGGCGCTTGTGCTACTGCAAAATCCACAGCTTGCCCTACGCCGTCTTTTGTGCTGTTAATCGCGTCAATTAAAACTTTATTTAACTCGTCATTTGTACTCATTAATCCACCCTCACTTGTTTATCTGATTGATACCCTTGATACATAAAACTAAAAATCTTCTTTTCCCGATTGTTAAAATAAACACATTCAACATATCCCTCAGGGTCAATAGATGTAATTATTGCAAGTTCCCAAAAGCCGTTATTAGGGTCTGGCATTATCTGAATTGTCTGGTTAGGTTTTAACATTTCATGCCCCGCATTAATAAAGTCGAATTGTCCGCTATTTTCGTACAGTTCTGTATAAGGGAAAACCGAGGCAAGGATTATGGGTTGTTATGCGGTATAATCGGCTTTTAGGAGGGAAAAACATGAGCGATATTTTAACACAAGCGCCCGACAAACACTGTATTTCATGCGGCAATTTAATGGCTAGGCTGTGGCGATGCGACCCTCCACCGGCGGTTTTCAGGGGTTGGTTTTGCAGCAATTGTAACGAGCATGAACCGGCAATCGGTAGAGAAAAATTATTCACGGGCAACCTAAAGGATGATAAAAAATGACCGACCACATTGGCGCTAGAGTTTTATTGATTGATATTGAAAGCAGCCCGATTCTAGGCTACTCGTGGAAAAAATGGGATACAAGCATAATTCACATTGTCGATGATTGGCATTTAATGTCAGTAGCGTGGAAGTGGTTACACCAGAGAAAAACAAACGTATTAGCGACCGATACAGTGACAGAGAAAAAACTTACAAAGACTATATGGCAGCTATTCGATGATGCAGACATTGTAGTAGGACACAACGGCGACAGATTCGACATTAAAAAACTACAGGCAAAAATGAAAGAGTTTGACCTTAAACCACCCTCCCCTTTTAAATCAGTTGACACCTTAAAAATAGCCCGTAATCACTTTGCTTTCTCCTCAAATAAATTAGACGACTTAGGGCAAAAATTAAAACTTGGTCAAAAGACAGATACTGGTGGTTTCAAGTTATGGCTAGACTGTATGGCAGGCGACCAAAAAGCATGGGATAAAATGAAAGCCTACAATAAGCAGGATGTTGTTTTACTGGAAAAACTCTACCTAGAATTAAGAGCATGGACACCTAGACATCCAAACATTGCTACATACATGGAATGTGAGCGGGTTGCTTGTGCCGCTTGCGGTTCTGAAAACGTACAGGCTAGAGGCTATTACCATACGAATACAGGCTCATACAAGCGGTTTATGTGTAAAGACTGCGGTACATGGTCAAGGGGTAGAAAGTCAACACCTTTTGTTAAAGTTAGCGCGATTGTTTGCGACAGGAAATAACATGATCTGTGATAAAATGCAATGCGAATGTATACCACCGCCTGAACCTGTAGAGCCTAGAATCCAACACTTTGAGGCTTTCATTCTACTAGCAGGCGGTTATCTATTAGGCGCTTTGATGATGTGGCTAACAATGAGTGTTGTATGAAAAAATACACTGTTTTGACCATGCCGATATATAGGACAAAAATATATGTCATGGACATTGCAAACCCTTTAAGCGTTTTGTCTAAAGCAGGGTTAAAAACAGAGTTATTCGACCACGCCCCAACTGATAACACTATTGCCGATTGCCAGGTGATACATAAAAAATCCGGCGCTTGTGCTGTTTTAATGAGATTAAGCAAGGATTACGAAGAGACCACAGTCTGGCATGAGTCAATCCATTGTGCCGCTATGATTTTAGACGAGATATGCGGTATTGACTACACAGATAGTTATGCGGAAGTCTTAGCCTATTCAGTAGAGTGGATTGTAAAAATGATAAAGCAAGACTTTTACGGGATTAAAGTAAACTTCGATGACTAGCCTTATCGGGATAATAGGTCAATTCCTTCTCGGTATCTGTGGCGTATTTGAAGCCATTAAAACCCTTAAAACGCGCTCCTCTGACCATTCTCTTGTATTCCTGCTAACATGGGGCATAGGTGACGCTTTCGCGCTGTGGTACTGTTTTTTAGCCCTTAACGCTAACCCGATACTTTTAGCAAATTACTTTGTTAATCTATTATGCGTGGTTATTATTTTAAAATACCGCTTGCAATCAACCATATAAAAGAATAAAATCGGATAACTTAGTAAATAAGTATTGACAAGATGGAATACGCTATACAGGCTGTCCACTCTACATATTACGAAGCGCATCCGGTTACTTCAAAGCCTCTAACCGCATCGGCACAGTATTCTCAAGAGCAATGCAAAAAGCGAATCTTACATTCTGAACTTGCCAAAATAGGCGAGTCGGTACGTGGTGAGCATTTGATTCTAAGATAAATTGTATTAGACCTGAATTTAGACCTTTTTACGGTTTGGTGAGATATAGTCTTGAAAGTAATCCTGTTTCGTAGCCTCTATTGCCCCCAGCATTTTATAAGTATCGCCACAGCATCCGTAATAGGCAGAATTATTAATGCGCCTGTCATCTATCCAACACATTACAATCTCTCTTATTTCGCCTTTTTTAGCGCGTTCTAAAAGACTATCAAGACCGGCTATTAAATCAGGGTCTGGCTTGTTTAGGTCTATGGCTTCTATGCTCATTTTGTAACCTTAACATAAAATTGGGTGGCGTGTCCGGTCAGGTTTGCCAAAGTTTTAAGCCTTGTTTTGCCATTTTCAGGATGGCGGCATCATACAAATGCTTGCCTAACGGCCGGATTCTCACGCCATAACGCCGTTCATTTTATCACACAGTTCATTATTATTGAACAATGTCAATCTATAGTTTACATTTAAATCAACTTTTAAACCGTATTGTTTACACTTGTCATAAACTGTATACCTTTTGCGACAATCTTTACGACAATCTTTACGACATTCTGGCACGATTACGACACGATACTGGCACAATACTTGCTTAATTGCTGTTTCCTGTTTCGAAACTGGGTACGATAAGACCTAATTAGGGTATGCAAACCGCCCTTTCGAGCGGCTGCGTCCCAAAGCCATTAGGTCAAAGGGAGGTGTCATCAACAGCACCACAGCGTCCCGTGGGCTGGCTTTGCCGGACGTACCTGAACAAAGTCTAAATGTAATTCTACCATAAAAAAGCCCCCTTTCGGAGGCTCGGGTGAATCCTACGTCAACTTATGGTCGGTTCAGATTCAATGCATGAACCAGTTAGGTTCGTTGTCTTAGTTTCGACGCTGAAGACAATTGAATTATACACTATTGCTTTGATTGCCGGAAGTGTTGTAAGCCTGTTTTAGTTGGGGTATAATCTGCATCGGCGGCTATAGCACTAAAAATGCTGAATGTGTTTAACTCATTGGACACAGATGCCGCCGCCCAANCTTTTCGGGCAACAATGGGGGGCAGATACACTTCAATCAATGGGATTATTAATATGTCAGCACCAAATTATTACCGTTACGAAAATTTAAAGCGCGAATGGTTGAAAAATCATCCATCGGCAACCCCTAAACAAATACAAAAAGCCATGCGATCTATTGCGCGGAAGTGTGGTGTCTAATGTTTTACTATCAATTTAACATTGGCGATTACGCATCACACACTAAGCATCTTTCACCCATCGAAGATTTGGCATATAGGCGCATGCTGGACATTTATTACACTAGCGAAAAGCCCCTGCAAGGCGATGAAAATAGTATTGCCAGATTGGTCGGGTTACGTGAAAACATACAGGAAGTTACCAATGTGCTTGCAGACTTCTTTCAAAAAACAAAATTAGGCTATGTAAATAAGCGTTGTGATGCTGATATAGATACTTACCATAAGTACCTTGATAAACAAAAGGAAAATGGCAAGAAGGGAGGAAGACCAAAAACCCAGACTAAACCCACCGCTAACCCAAGCCTAACCCAGACTGAACCCAAAATAACCCTAACCAATAACCAAGAACCGTTAACCAATAACCAAGATAAAACACTTACGTCAACTAGCGTTGACAATATTGAGTATCACGAAATTATAAACCTGTATAACTCGATACTTCCTGAATTGCCACAGGTTAAAAACATCACGCCTAAACGCAGGTCAGCCATGCGTACTTGTGCTAATACAAAACCCCGTTACAAGGAGTTAGCATTCTGGGAGTATTATTTTAAAGAGGTCAGGAACGTGGATTTTTTAATGGGAAAGAAAACAGACTTTAAAGCCGATTTTGACTTTTTGGTAACTCACAGTAAATTTATAAAAATAATCGAAGGGGGTTACAAGTAATGGACTTACCAAATAGCTTAGAATCTGAACAAGGCGTTATCGGGGCTTTGATACTAGGGGCTGATTTTGATTCTATCGCTTCGATTCTATCGCCTGAAGATTTTTATCAAATACAGCACAAGGTTATTTTTGCAGCTTGTGGAATCCTTGTATCAAAGGGACACCCTATTGACTTATTAACCCTTAGCGAATCACTCGAGCAATCTAAAGATTTGTCAATGTGTGGCGGGATGGGTTACCTAGCAGACCTTGCTAAAAACACCCCTTCAGTGACGAACGCCCCAAAGTATGCCGAGATAGTCAAGGATAGGGCAAAGCAAAGAATGATTTTAGGAGTTGGGGCACAGATTCAATCCTTAGCCGTGGGTGAGCTTCAAACAGAGGAGAAGATTGCGCAGGCGCAAAATTTAGCCCTTGCCTTGAGTGGAGAAAACAAAGACAAAGACACAGAATCGGTTTGTGATGTTGTGCCTTCGATACTGGCTGACATTGAAGCGAGGGCGAATAATCAACAGGTAGACGGATTGCTTACAGGCTTTGCCTATCTTGATTTGATTCTGAAAGGTTTGAAGGGTGGGCATGTACACGTTATCGCCGGTAGACCTGCAAGCGGTAAAACAACCCTTGCAATTAACATTGCTGAAAATATCGCCATGCAAAAAAATCAAGTATTAATTTTTAGCCTTGAAATGCCGAAAAAGGAATTAGTAAAAAGAATGATAGCAAGCCTTGGTAGAATCGACATTGATTCAATGGATAACGGGCAGCTTGAGGGTAAATGGGATAACCTTTCAATTGGGGTAAAAAAACTTAAAGATATGCCGCTGTCTATCTGTGATAAGGGCGGAATGACAATCTCAAGGATAAGAACTATTGCCAGATTCCACAAAAAAAGAACCGACACAAAATTGATTGTTATTGATTACATCGGATTGATTAGAACACCTAACTCAAAAAACGCTAACAGGAATAACGAACTTGGTGAAGTAAGCAGGCAGTGTAAAGAGCTTGCTAAGGAGTTGGATTTGCCCGTGATTCTTTTAACATTTGATTCTTAACTATCTTGTCTGTGATTGGTATTTCGACTTCAGGCTCTAGCACTTCTCTAGCGTCATAGCCTGCATCGTTCAAAGAATTAGCCAACAGAGTAAACCACTTGTGCATGGCTTTGTTCTGTTGTAGCGTTCTTTTGCTCTCTTCTTCATTCATGCCTAATCCTACCAATTTTCTACTGTGGGTCATGTAGTGGATTACCGAAGGTTAAAACATCCTCTGCTGCATAATATGGCTATTAAATCTCTCTTGTGCCGCTTTAAAATAATCAGCATCTAATTCCGTGCCAACAAACTCAAAACCCATGTTATGCGCTGCAATGGCGCTAGACCCGCTTCCTAGGTGGGTATCAAGTATCTTATCGCCTTGCTTTGCGTAGTTAGTTAAAAGCCACTCGTATAGCTTTACGGGCTTTTGGGTTGGGTGGATTCTTAGCCCATCGGAACCAATAAAGCCCGACCAAGGAATAACGCACTTAACTAGCGTATTTCCAAAAGACCTCCAAGCAAGCTCACCGTCTGAAAATGAAGCTTCTGCAGCCACACATTTATCCCAGAAAATCCACGCGCCAGTAAGAGGCAATTGAAAATAATTACCCCCCCATATCACTTGATTTTTTGAGACCCTAAACAGCTCATTAAAATAATCGCTAGACGGAGAAACTGAATCCCATTTTTTGTTGTCTCGTTTTTTTGCTGCAGCTGTCTTTTTTCTACCGGCATTCATGTTGACAGATATGCCGTATGGCGGGTCAACAATAGCCAAATCAAAAGCCTTATCAGGCAGTCCTTTCATGTATTCCATGCAGTCAATGTTTAGTATCTCAATCATAAAGCGTCACTATTTAGTTGATTACCGAAGGCTAACCCTTGAATATCTGCAAGCTATTTCTATGTCGAAATTATGCCAATCTTCTAAAACTTGAGCGAGTTTTTTATTCCCTGTATTTTTCCAGTTCACAGCCTCGGTCTTTGTCATGCCTCGACGGTAAATCCTAGACTGCAAGGCGCTAGGTCTAATTCCGGTAGCTTTAGATATTTCGTTAAGTGTCATTAAGTCGTAATTCATCTTGAGAACCTGTCTGCTACTGATACGTTAGATTGAGGCTGCCCGCCGTTTTCAAAACGCGAGTATTTGCCTTGAAGGGTTAAAAAGAATTGACCTGTTTTCCCATGACGGTTTTTAGCTACCGTTACAGTTGTTACTCCAGTCTCATCAAGTGCGGGACGGTAAATAAAAGTAACTGTATCAGCATCCTGTTCTATTTCGCCCGTGTCTCTAAGGTCTGAAAGTGCGGGAGTTTTGTCTGACCTTGTTTCAATAGATCGGTTTAATTGCGCTAAAAGAATCACGGGCAAATCCAACTCCTTAGCAAGCTCTTTACACTGCCTGCTTACTTCACCAAGTTCGTTATTCCTGTTAGCGTTTTTTGAGTTAGGTGTTCTAATCAATCCGATGTA